CTCTCCCGCATGTGTAATTACAACAAAATGCCAAAAGCGGATATATGACAACTGCCAACAGTACAGATATATAAATAATAATTAGTATATACATTCAATAGCATGAATAAGGGGAAGGATTTTCAAAAATCCAACCAGCGTGGGTATGTATTGACATTTTTGACTGTGTAAATTGTCAATGCCTATCTTCCTCTGATCTTTGCAGTGTAAGAGTGCGATGCATTTTTGTTCTTGACAATAGCCAGGTACTTAGGCTTACATATGTAATACTTGAAAGCATCTGAAGGGTTCGTGCTTTCCATGGGTAATTTTTTAAGAGGCAAGGTCTTCTCGCTGCTCTTATCCTTCTCAATCATTCCTTTGCTATTTCTTTTAAGCGGTGCTTTTTCCAGGCTACTCTTAACCTCTCTGCAGTTATGCTTATCAATCAATAGCTTTGGTAGGTTCCTGTTAGTTTCTCCCATCATCTCAACACACAAATCAAACTCTTCCTGGTGTGTTACGTTACGTTGGTTGCGTGATTCCAGGATAACATGCCAACCGGTTGGTTTACCATACTCATCTGTTTGAATAGCATTCTTAAGCTTGGATGCCAGGTCTTCATTAGCTTCGTTGTAGTTGTTACCTGCCCGGTCATAGCGCATCTTAAGTATTTTTGCCTGGTGTGGCGCAAAGAAGGCAATGAACTTATCAGCAAGGTGACGGATCCACTCAGGCGATAAGGTATAAAAAAACTTAAGGCCACGGTCAACATGTTCCTGTTCCTGCCCAATGTACATGCTCATCATGTTACCAAAATCAACGCCTGCTTCCAGTGGTTGATCGTGCTGAACATAACGAAGGCCGGAAGATATTTCCTTAATGGTTTCGGTAAGGCTGAATTTGTCGTAATAATCATAATTATATCCATCATCAAAAAAGTGATGTTTGTCCAGGTTACCATAGAACATTGCACCGGGTTCCAGTTTTGATCGTATTGAAAGTACAGATATCTTGTATTCTTCAATCTCCAGGTCTTTATATAAATCGTCAAAGAACTCTTCTGTAAGGATATCGGCATTTACATAACTGCTAACTACATAGAAAAAGGTTGAATTTTTGCGAATTTTACGGAAACGCTCTTCCCATCGTTCAAGTTTTTTATTGACTTTTTCAAGTTCAACGGAATTTTGCTCATTAAAAGCAATATAATGTTCTTTCCGGATATCGTTAAGTATAAAAGCACAATCCAATATCTGAAGGATTTGCTTTTTATTCATTGCCTTTTCCATATCATACATCCAATCGTCTTCATTGTGCATTGGGTTAGCTGAGTCGGAAGTAAATGTCTGGCCACGGTAATAAGGAGAATGCCCAAAACGGATGTAATCTCCACGTATGGCAGGGGTTAATTTATTCAGTTTTTCTTTTTTAAGGTATTTCGATTCGTCACCGAACAGGTGTACATAAGAGTTACCTGCTCCTGTACTAGGCCTGTCCATACTAACCAGGTTAAAAGTGCAGCCATTAAAAACTGAAATAGTGTGTTTATAGGATATCAACCGGTTGTAGGGTTTTTTAAAGTGTGTTGGCGGGGCTTTGTCAACCACATAATGAATGTCTTCTATCCATTGCTTACGTTGCCAACCTTCGAATAATGCTTTGCAAACATTGGTAACCAGGTTCATATAAGTATCGCCAACCAAAGCAAAAGGAGCACGTGGCATATCGAAAACAATATCCTGGCTTCTTTCGGCCATTATATCTGATGTTTTTCCGGTTGCACGTCCGGCAAACAAATACAGATTTTTTGGAGCAATCAGGTCAATCACCATTTTCAGCCAATTGGCATACCGGAGCTCGGTGTTTGAATTATTCAGTTTCAGTGTCTTCCTGGTCGCCATCGGCAAATAATTCAATATCGGTTATCATAGCATCTGATCTGGCTTTGTCTTTTTCCTTTTCAGGGATAGCCAGGCTGTCAATTTGTTGAGCAAGTAAATTGCGGTCTGCCCGCTTACGTCCAATCTTCTCCGGATCGAGCGTATATATTTTGAAAGGCCGTTGGAATAATTCTGGTGGCAGCTCTCTATCGTCTTGTAGATCGAGCTGACGCATTCGCGCTGCAGCATCAACTATTTTTTTGTAAACTTCAAGGTCGGCTACACTGGTAGATGCCAATAAAGCAAGGTCGGCAGCCCTATCAAGACGTGCGGCATATACGTTTCGCCAGGTTTGTTTTTTTATTTCGTTATCGGCATAAAATAGGTTGATTGCTTCATTAAATCGCTTTTTTGCAACATATTCTGAAAGTCCAAAAGGTGGTTTTTGCAAGAAATTTACAATAGAAGGGATGCTTTGATAACGGTCGTACATGGAGCGGATTATCTCTAACAGGCGTACATATTCAATCAGTTCGTCCGGAAGATCTCCCTGAGCTCCAGTCTCTATAAAATGGAGAATTTTTTCATAATTGAAATCATCAAGATATCCCATCGATCATTTGCTTTTTAAGAAGTTCGAATTGTTTGCGCTGCTGAACTTTATCAAGGCGCTGCGATGCTGTAATATTTCCTGATTTTGCAGATTCAAGGGTTTGCATGTCCACTTCTGCCCTGGCAATTAAGATACCTCTTTCGTAATGATAGCGAACATAGCTTCCTTTGTCGTTATATAGACCAACGAATTCTTTTTCCGGTATATCCAGGTACATAGCAATTTCTTCAGGTGTATAATTAAGTCCTGCCAATTCCTCAATAATTTGGGACTGATCTTTTTTAGCCGGTAAAATTTCGTCCTGCATTTTTTATAGAATTAAGCCTAAAATTGTACACTTCATTATTATTTAGAAAAATATACTGTTCATGTTGCGCATTTTCAGAAAAGTTGCCACTGCCCTCAATAACAAAATGTTGTTTATTTGCATTTATCAAGGTTACTTTTGAATGATTCCAAACATAATCAACTTTAATATTATTGCCTGCAGTAACAAGGCTATTGAGTAAATCAACAACTTTTGGCATCCTAAACTTCATGCTGTCTGAAATAAATATATGAACGTGTTCTATTTTTCCGCGTTGCATCCAGCGGATGATTGAATTGACTATTCTTGTGTTGATGCTGTAAGTTGAAAACACAAGGTTATCAATTCGCCCTGTTTCATTAATAACAAAAGGGATGAAAGTAAATGCATTGAAGCTGTTGAGTGTCCACAAAAAAAGAATTTCATCATGTGCCGGGAGTTTGCCAATAAGCTGTTTAAGGGTATTGATTTTAACCATGTGCATTTTAGCAAACTTGTAACTGGCAACATCATCGGTATTTTTAGTAATTGGTGTGCTGTTCTTTTTTATCGCTTCAAGCGAAAAATATTTATTCATTTCCTGGTTTCGATAATCTTTTCTACCTCAGTTAATTCCCAGTTGTATTGATCTATGGCATCCAATTTCTTTTTATTTAAATGTGGTTTATCTTTCTTTTCAATCTCATGTTTTTTGCGAAGAATATATTTTTTAAGATTATCCTTACGAATTACCAGGTCTTCGGTTTTCATTTTTTGTAAATCATTAATCATCTTCATTTTTTCAAAAACAGGATGTTCGCCAAGTACTTTATGATGTTGTTTAAAATACTCAAGTTCCTTATAAATTTCACGGTTAAGCATAAAGTTCTCAACCGTATCGCGAACAGCATTAAACTGTTGCTCAGGGGTTACAACTTCAAATAAGGCTTTGTGTGATTCCCTGTAAGCCCTGAATGCTGTAATTTTATCGGCTACCAGTATTTTCAATTCATCGGGGCATGCCGAATCGCTTAAAAATGGAAATTCGTCGCGAAGCTTTTGTTCTGATTTAATATTAAGTATTGTTTTACGGGATTCAATATCATCCTGGCTACCAACAATAACTACCTTAAGCTTTGCTTCTTGCTTTTCTGGTTTTTTGGCTTCGATTTTTTTTTTAACAGGGTTTTTTAACAGTTTGTTATACTCAACAATATTAATGGCTAACAATAGCCTGAATTCTTCGAGCAATGCCTCGTAATTGTTTTTAGTAAAACCCTGGGTATTAAAAATATTAATATTGGCCCTGTTTTTTCCATAGCGGAAATAAAGCAAAACACCGGTTTTAAACTGCCGGTCGTAAGTAAGCCAATCAAGAAGTTCCTTTTTCATTTTTTTATTACAAAGTTGTAATTACAATTTTAAGCTGAAAAGGACGAAAAAAGCCCCGGTGAAACACCGGGGCTTTTCCCTATTATTAACCAAACTAACTATGAAGAAAATTACGTTCTACTTCTTTCAATAAATACGTCGGCTGCAAATACTTCGAAGGTAATGGTTGCCCCTGCAGTTGAGCTCCATGATACATCGCCTTCAAGAATGAATTCTCCGGCTGCATTAATGGTTGAAACTTCACCTCCTGAACCTATCAGGGTAATGATCATTCCTGCAGTAGCATCATCTAGGCTGGTTATTTCAACAGCTGCTGCGTTAGTAGCCGGAATTACATACCTGCCTGTTCCTGCAGCTACTGATGGAGTTGTATCGTCGGCAGCTATGGCGTTATCGGTGGCATAAGTCATGGTGCCATAGTAATGTCCAATAACAGGCCCTTTTTGGGTGCTTTCGAGCGAAATCATAGATGATATTTTATCCTTGTTTCCCTTAATGGTTGGCGTTAACTGAAGCGGGGCTGCTTCGTCACCAAAATACAAGGGTGTGGATCCGTCGGCAAACTCAAGAATAGCTCCTAAATTTTCATTGAGGTTATTTTGGATGAATTCAGCAAGTTCAAGCTCATATCCCGGGGCGTCGCCAACTAATTTCTGAACAACTGCCCTGGCATCGGCATCACCTTCGGCGGCTCCTTCAAAATCAACAGTTCCCGGAGTTACTTCCAGTTTTATCATGTTTTTATTTGAAGACATTACAATATTGTCGGTAATTTTTACGCCTTTGGTATCACGTGCAGGAAAGGTTGAAACATCCCTATGCTGAAAAATGGTTAAAATGTGTTTAATTGGTTTATAAGCCGGTGTAGGTACATCCTTTTTTAATACATCAATTGGCACATATGACATGATAAATGCACCCAACGCCGAAAAAGGAATGAACGTAACGGCAAATAAAACGGGGGTTATTATTAAGGCAGCCATGGGCATGCCAATGCTAAATGAAAAAAGATTCCCGATAAACACGGAAAACAACAGTGCTGTTAATATTCTGATTATTTTCATGATTTTTTGTTTTTATTGTTTTCTAACTGTTTTTTTGGTTCCGCATCTACGGTACCGGTATCCTGGGTTTCGCCAGTTTTTGTCTTTTCTGCTTGTTTTTGCTTTTCCAATAATTCTGCAGCTATTTTTTCTCTTTCTTTCATAACTATTGAAGGGTCAACACTAACAAGCCTTGCAAGTTCAGCCTCAAGTACCTTTTTATTATTAGGTGTTTCGCCACCAATAATAAATTTGCTCTTTAATTTTGCTTCAAGGTCAAATTCCAGATAAAGGGCAAGCCCTTGTCTGTAATTTTTGCTTTTGCCGGCAAACCACGCCTGTATTTTTTCGTTATTAACTTTAGCCATTTTATAAAGGATTTATCCCCCCGGATTACTATGGCCGGGGGGAATATTTAAATTAAGCGTTTCGCTCTATTTCAACATAATCATTATCTGCACGGCAGTATAACTTAATCCAATCACCCAAGCCAAGTGTCATTGCTGCTGTAAGATCAAAGTTACCTGCATCGGCAATGGTGGATGAATTTGTGTCAGATCCTCCATAAATGGTGTAGGTTACGCCTACGGTTGGATTTACCAGATCAGTAATGGCAGTTGCAACGGTATTGGCAGAAGTAATGAATTTTGTTCCGCCTGATACATCCGGAGTTACATCGTCGGCTGCAATTACAAGAGCATCTGTTGAAGCTGTAGTACGGGCAAGGTCAATGATGTCGTTGGCTGCCCTTTTGTACAGGGTTATGGTATCATCAATATCCGGAGACCAGGCTTCAGACATAGCAGCAAAATTACCGGCTTTGGCTATGGTTGAATTATAGGCATTGTCGCTTCCGCATTTTAGTATACAAGTTTCCCCAATGGCCAGGTCGTCAATATCGGTTATGGCAGTTGCCGCAGTATTTACTCCGGTTTTAAGCGAAGTATGAACACTTACTGTAGGAGTGGTATCGTCGGCATCAACAGAAATGAAATAAGTTGATGGTTCATCAACATCATTACACCAGATCATTTGATGTTCGTAATCCTGTTCTGAAGCAGAATCAAACTTCTTACCAACCAATATTGCTGCTGTACCTTCTCTCCAGTCTGCCCATACCTTTAAGCTACGGTCTTCCTGTTCAAAGTTAAATTTGTACATTTCACCTGGCTTATCTTCAAAGAAGCGGATATTTCCATCAATAGTCCAAACTACACGTTTTGAAACTCCCATAAAAGGCAAACCAACTGTTTTAATTGATTTGATAAATTTTACCTTTTCCTCAGGGCCTGTGTAATTCGAATTAGATCCGTAATTGCTTTCAAAATTCTTATCGTAATAGATTTTTGCATCAGCGCTCATGTAACAGATCAATTCACCCGTGTCGCGAATATCCTGAGGGATAAGCATTGAGCCTTCAAAAATATACTCAACAATATTGGAAGTGGTCCATTCACCCAGTTCAAACGCTTTAATTTGGAAAGCAGCAATTTTCTCTTTAATGAATTTCCTTAATCCGGTGGCAGCGTTAATAGCAGCTCCGGCAACACCAGTGGTTGGAGCTTTATAAACGCCGTTCATTCTTCGGTTTTCGCGTTCGTTATGCAGTTTTTTAGCAGTTTCGCCAAGTATGTACTCAATAAAACTCCACTTCATAGCGTCAGCACCTTCTCGGTTCAAATAACCTATCCATTGTTTTTCAAGCGCTTTTAACTCAGTAAACTTATGATCAAGTTTTACATTGTACATTTTCAAAATCTCAGGCTCCATTTCATATCCACCTTTTGCGGTGTATGTATCCTGAAATCCTTGTGAAAATTCGCTAAGGAAAAGATTAACCAATACCGTTTGATCCTGGTAACCGCTTTCAAGTGGGAAGTATGCTTCTAAAGAAGGAAGTTTGCGTACAAATGATTTTATTGAATCATCTTTCCTGGTACGGTAATATGCGCCAAGATCAGCAGCAAGGCTTGAATAATCAATTGAGCTTGAAGCAACAATTTCGGCACCCAGGGCAGCAGCTGCCCGTTGGTTCCATGGACGGCCTTCTAATTTCATCCAATCTTTTTTGGTTTCGCCAAAAAGAGCAATTGAATGATCAACAGATCCGTCGGTACCTGATCCTGGTTTTTTTGGAGTTGGTTCCGGTTCGGGATCCTGGCTTAAGGTTACAATGGTGGATTGCAGGGTTGTAATTTGCCCTTGAAGTTTTGCTTTATCCGCTTTTTCAGCGGCAGTAAGCGCATGAAGGGCATCAAATTTAGTCTGCAAAGCAGCTAAATCGGTCTGTGCTTGTGCAAGAGCCTGGGCAGTTGCATCATCACCAGTACTGGATGCACCACCGGTACCGCCATTACCTGATTCATGCTTAGCCAGGTCTTCAATAAATTTACTTGTGAAGGCTTCACCAAAATAATTGGTTAGATTGGCCTTTTGTTCGTCGGTAACGATGCTCTTGCCATCTTCACCTTTGGCAAGGGCAGTTATACCCAAAAAAGCCAATACACTTGCGAGAACTTTTTTAAACATTGTATTAGAATTTAAGATTTAACATAATTATAAGCTAAGCCCAAATCGTGGGCGGTTTTAAGTGCGTATTGAAGGGTTCCTATTTCGTGGCATAAGCCAACTCTAATGGCATCTTCAGCATAATAAACATCTGCGCTAAATACTTCTGATCCGGCAGCAATGCCCATATTTTTACTAATTGATGCATGAAAAATATTGTTGATATAATCAAGCCTGGCTTTAATTGGCTCTTCGTTGTTTTCGTCTACCAACTGGCGATATTCATAATCCTTTTTTACAGATAAAGTGGCATATACATCCTTTATAAAAATTCCGAGCTTATCGCGCAAAAATGAATTGATATCCATAATGTTGGTTTTTACTCCTATGCTTCCAATCATATCAAGTTTGCTTGATGCAATAATTTTGTTGCAGCCTGAAATAAGCCACATGCCGGCACTGGCACACATTGAAGAAACAAAACCAACGGTTGGCTTTTCGCATTGAGCAATAGCTTCTGCAGCCAGATCGGTATTATTTACCATTCCGCCCGGAGTTTCGAACCAGAAAAAAAGTGATCCTATTTTAGGATTGTTTTCAGCTTCGCGGATACGATTCATTAACGACATGGTACCTGAATAGCCATATTTCATAATAACACCCATAATCGGTATTACAGCAATTGAGTTTTCAGGAATGTTTGTATCGGTAAGTTCAAATCGGTCAACCGTATTTATTGATGAAGCAATAACATAAGGTTTATGTTTAGCCTGGTCAGTAATAAAAATATTGGAAGAAAGCTCTCCGCGCTGGAGAAACGACAGGATATAAGGAATGAATTTAAGGGCTGTATCCTGGTGGATCAGCCATTGGGCAGATAAAACTTCTTCAACCTTGTCGAACATATTGCACTTTTGACTGCAATATTATAGGCATTAAGAAGCTTTGAAAAGGACGTAAATACTAATATTAAGCTATAAATTAATTAAGATCAATACTTTATTATTGTGGTTATATCATTAAAAAAAGTAGCAACTAATTCATGTGAATCAATGTCAATAAATTTTACCGGCTTCTTTTTATTAAAATCTTTTTTCCCAACTAATCCACAATAGATATATAGATTTTTGCACCAATTCTTTTTGAATTCTTCATCCTTGCCACTCCATAATGCTTCATGATAAAAATGTAATTCGTTAAACTGAAATACTGGTTTTATCAAATTCATTTTAATAAGATTTTCAACGCCTGCAATTTTTTCAAGCATTTTTGAATAATCCGGATTATTATTTTTTTTCATAATATTTAATTAATAGGTTAACTTTCTTCCAACCAAAATGCTTTGTCAAAATCGGTGCGTGTAATTATTATTGAATGACCTGTTTTTTGGTTAATATTTAAATTATCGCTCAGCTCGGCATAGTTTGTTTTGTTACCCATTATTTTAACTTGCCCCGATGAATAAACAATTTTTACAACAATAGGCCTGTTTTCGAGTATAGTAAAGTTAAAAACATTGCCTTCATCTTCGCCAGGATAAAATGCACTTAATTTTTGTTCATATATTTTTCCGGCATTGGTGTCCTTACCCGGTTCAGAATAATTAGCTGATCCGGGAGAAAAATATAAACTACGCCAGGCAGCACCAGAAACAAATGTAACTGTTTTGTGTTTTTTTGTAGTACCCTGGTTTATACTATCAATTTCTGATACAAACGCATAGTAAATTTTTGCGATGGTTTGCGCTAAATTTGTGTTTTTTACCTGTGACATGGCTAAGTTGTTTAATATTAATTGATTGACACATTATTGACAAATGTTTGACACTTTTTGGACAAATAAGCCGAAATAGTGGCAAAAAAAATATTTATTTAGACAGTATTTAAATAATGTTTTTTCTTACTGAAATTCAAGAAGTTATCGTTATTCTCCTTTTTTCTGAATCTGTAAAAATCTTTTATTAATGCATTCCTGGTAATATTTTCGGGATTAATGCTTTTTATTTCCATAAAACGGTCAACGGCATCAATAAAATCTATTCCGCTGCGCATGGCATCCTGAATATATTCAACTAAGCGTGCAGTAAAATGCGCTCTTATTTTTTTACAGAAAATTCGCTGAGAATTAATACTTAGGTAGTTCCTCGATCTTACGTTTAAGTCATTATAATAGGGCAAAATAATTTCCATGCCTTCCGTATTTTTATTAGCCACTTCATAATTCTGTGGCTGTGGTGCAAGAAGTTCATGTATTAATTTACCAGGATAAATGTTTAGTGAGGCAGTTAATTTTCCAAATTCAACATAATCGGGATATTGGCCAAGAAGGAAATCTACCAGATAAGGTTTAATGTTGGTTACGGTAACCGTGAATTCGCTCATAGATAGTTTCTTACAAAGATAAAGCTCCACCAAGACATATACAACAGTTTTTTAACATATTGTTAAATTCTTAACACATTTTTTAGCTTTAGAAATTTTGAAGAAAAAAAGCATACCCCCCCTAAAGGTGCCAAAAAGTGGCAAAATTCTGTAAGATTTAAAAAAAAGCTTCTGTAATGCCCGGTAATTCTACCTTACAAAATTACACAACTGTTTTTAGCGATTTGTAAGATACTTGATAATGAGATAGTTAAAAACCGTACAACTTTGTAATTTTTTGTAATTATAAAGTTATTAAGACTAAATTAAAATAATAATTTTAAAAAATTACAAAATAAAAATCAAGTTGTAAGAAAAATGTAAGACTATAACTAATTGATTTTCTTTAATTTATATTATAAAAATTACATATTACAGTTTTTTTTAATATTTGGGGTTAAAGGGGGAAAGGGCAAAAATGAGCCGCAAAAACTTTTTGTTTGAAGAGCGGTTTAATACGGTATCGCTTCGCGATGATTTAATTAAAAAAGCCCTGTAAAAATTACAGGGCTTTTGGTGCTCTTACATTGATTTGTTTGTTAATAATTACGTATGGTGTTTACGAACGGGTTTATTGTCGCTTAAATTATAAAACGCTTCGTGCTCTTCGAGCTTGGCGAGTTCTGTTTTAAGGTACTTCTTTATCCTGGCGCGTTGATTGTCTGTTAGCTCGCTTATTCTAATATTGTCAAGTATCTTTTCAACTACCGGCCACCTGAAGGGCATGGCTGTATCGTTTATGTTTTTAATTATCTCGTCGATATCAATTATTGCTTCCACTTCCTGATCTACCAGGCCTTTTACTTTAATTTCCATGTTATATAGTGTTAATAGTTATCGTATGCAAATTTTACATTAAACAGGGTTTTTATATTTCCGTGGTTTTTCACTCCATTATAGCTCTTGCCTCTTTCGTTGGCAAAATCAGGTATGGTGGCCATATTTAAATACCTGCCATTTAGTTCAATATTTTGCAGTAAAAATTCGTTTGAAAGCTCCCCATTATATATGAGCTCTTCAATTCTGTTAAGTATTTTTTGCTCTTTTTCAGACAGTTGCATGTGGTTCATTATATTGAATTGGTGTTAGTAGGTAGTTAGCGTTCATTTGCCAACGCTCGGATAATCCTGTCTTAATAATAATCCAGTTTCATCATTAAAATATTCCTTACAAGCGGTGCATTTGAATTTTTGCAACGACCATATATATAATGCTCTTTTTTTACCGCAGATTGGGCATTTTTGCCAAAGCATTGCACCGCTTCCCCATCCACTACCTTTAGTTCTTGCCATTTTATTTGCTGTTTCAACCGCCCACGCTCAAAAACGAAACGCTAACAAGCGGTATAGTTAATGTGCCTTTGAAAGCTTTTAGTAAATTGACAGGCAGGAGGTAGGCACACATAACCATACCGCCAGCCGTTGTGGTGCATTTAGAATTGACGTACCAAAATAACATCAGGCATTTTTAAATCTAATGGTTCTTTACACTGTCTATTAATTCTCAAAAATTCAGACCTAAATAACCCGTAAGTATATTCGTAATTAACAACTTCTTCAACTACTATTATTTCAGTATCATCATCCATTTGGTTTGCCCAAAATGGAGATTTTAAAGAATGCTCCTCTATAAATGAAGCTTTTTTGCCCTTGCATATTTTTTTTGCTAAAGTTGTTTTACCCTCACCAGGTTTTCCTTGAATTGTAATTATCATAATAAAAACGCACCACAACACAGTATAAAATCAAGCGGGGCTGTAGTGTCTTTTTGACCGCTTCGGCTGTTTAAGTTAGTTTTAGCTATCGGGAAGGTGTTTGCCGTTCATTCCCCGCCAGCTTTTATACTCGTCACGTTATAAAACATTAAAACGATTTTACAACACGTGCTATAATTAATGGCGGGTACAGTGCAATTAATCAACATCCTACAAGTTGTTTTTATTTTTTTGCCCGCCCGCTTCGTCTGCTAAGGCAGTCGTTTGGATTTCAGTCTGCCAGGTTTCGATGTGCTTAACAAGGCTTGTAATTTCTGCCTTGTATTTTTCAGGTATTCGATTTTTCCTAATATTCATCCGAGAACCGGAAAGGAGCCTTGAAAGCTCCCCCCAGTTGATTAAATCTTTTGCGCTCATTCCATTTTCCAATTTACTGATTCTGAAATTGCTTCGTCTAACGTAAATTGGTTTTTAGGGTAAATTGATTCTCCTAATCCTAATTTTAAATCAATGTAAAAGTTTTCTTCATCTTGCATTATTTCAGCATTTTCAAAACCCTTGATTGTTTTTTCGATTTTAGTTTTCATTTGTTTTGATTTTTTAATATTACCATTTATACATAAAGTCGTATTGTTTTTTTGCTTCTTCCAAGGCTACTTCACCAAATTCAACAACAATTTTTTCAGAAATAAAAGAGAAAGAAACTTCTCCGTTTTCATCCATATTGTCCATTACTAATTTTTCAACTCTTCCTTGAATTTTTGTTCTTGTGATAATGTCTATAGTTGTCATTGTCGTATGTTTTAATTGTTATTAATTATGAAGTAAAGATAACCACGTTTGTGGCAATCACCAAATATTTATGTAATTATTTTCCACATTTGTGGTTATTTATTTTAATTCTAAATAAGAACAAAGAAAAAGCCCGCCCTAAAAAAAATAAAAACAGGGAACGGTAGTATTTCAATCAAGGTTTCCGGGTTCAGTCCGCCACTAATCATAGCACCACCGTTATCGGTCATAGGCTGCTAAGCCATTCTGCCACCTTTAAACTTTTTTCTGTTTCAGAATCTACCAATTCATTTAACTTGTCATTCCTTTCCATGTATGGATCTACTTCACGGTTTTTAAGCATTGCACATAAGTTTTTTACAGGAGAGAGTTTATTCCTTATATCCGCAGCCAACGAAACGTCAACATTCAATAAAGCACATTGGTCGTGCGCTTTACAAAGCAATGCGTCTATTTTACTGGCTTCTTCTTCAAGCCAATCTTTGTCAATTTTCATTAACTCAACCCTTAATGATGTCAGCTTTTCAATAGCCTCATCTAATGTTTTTTGTATTTCCATAATCAACGTGCTTTATTTTTTACGTTATATCGCAATCGCTCCGGGCATTGGAGTAACTGAAATATCCAAATAATACTGGCTATCTTCGAACCTTACCCATTCGCCATGCCTGTCTCCTCTATTAAGGCTAATAACATACGCATGTCTTCCTCCTGGTAAGGTTGTAAATGTAACTTCTTTGTTTTGGCTGGTTAATTCAACACCTGTTAAGTATTGTTGAAATTCCTTGATCATAAGTTGTTCTTTAGTAAAACAACATTCATTTGTCCAGGGAATTGCAATTAAATCTAAGTCGCGATTCATTGATCCGTGAACAACTAAGTTATATCCATATTCCATTGCAATGTTTTTCATTTGTTCGTAAAACATGGCGTATAATCCGGGTTTGAAATGTTTTGGCTTTTGCATTGTATAATTATTTAAGGTTTATTCAGAATATTGATATCCGCATATGCCACACTTGAAGTAAGTATGATTGTGATCGCTGCCTTTGTATATAGGAACATGCTGGCAAATGTCCTGCAAAGCTTTTATTGCGGTATTAATTTTAATGAGCCTTTCGGTAAGAGCCTGCTCTTCGTTTTTTAGCATTTCAATTTGATGTTTCATATTAAACTATTAGTTGGGTGAAGTAGTAGTTTTTTATATCCAATAACCGGCATTGTTTTTTAAGTGCTTTTTCATTCAATGATTTTAGCACTATGGTTTTTTGCTTTCTCTTTTTATCCAGATAAAACACAATGAACTTTCTTTTCATAATATTCTACTTTTTAATTGTTGTTTCATTTTTAACCGCGAATGATTGCTTGCTGTTGTGTAATTTAATGTCGATGGCCAGGATTATTATAAAAATGATAAGCAGCACGGCATTAAAATACAGTATTTCAATTATTAGCTTGCGCTGTTGCCGGTCGTGAAGCTTTTCAATATCGTGCATGTTTTTATATGTTGTTTAGGTTTAAAATTTCATCCAGATGTAAGGGTTCATCCTGAATATTTGATTCTCGTAAGGTTATTTTTAGTTTCATTACTTAATTTTGAAAAATTAAAACGGCATCGCATCTTCTTCTTCAGTACTAAGTAAAGCTTGCCCCGGTTTTGATGCTATATAAAAACATTCTTCGGTTTGTCCGGTTGAGTTTAGATGTTTTGTTATGCGCCTTAACTCCCGGTTTGCATCGCCATTGCAAAAACTTAGCGGATTAAACTCGTATCCATAATATTCGCAATACGCCTGTACTGATGTTTTAAATTGCGTTGACTTGTATTTTGATGCCTGGGCACTGGTTAATAATTTTTTAAATTCATTCATTGCCTGGCTTTTTATAATGAAGGTATCGAGGTAGCCTGATTCGGGTGGCGAAACGAGTTCCTTATAATCGTCAGGTCGTTTAACAAAATAGGTGTTTGCCCAAATCCAGAATTCTTCACCTTTGCCAACTCCGTGTGTCATTTGTCGGCGCAATTGTCGTTTTTCAAGATTTTCCATGGGTGGCATAATCTTAAAAAAGCGCATGTTTAGTTGAATGCAATAGGCTGCCAGGTTAAAAAATTTGTTCCATTCTTCGTCGGTGAAATCGTCGTATAAACGGCGGCCAAATTTCATTAATGGCGTGCGGGTTTCAATATAATCGTTGTATTTTGTGCGCTCGTGGTAATAATCGGAAATACCGCAATTAAGCACACGTGCTATGGTTGAGCTGTCGGTATTGTGCAATTCAAAATTTGTTGATATGAGCATTTTTCCACTATCGGGATATTCCAATATTTCACTTGATATGTGTTTTGCATTTACTTCGCGTTTACCGGTAATTTGTGTATAAAAGAAATTGAAGTTTACGTATTCGTCCATGTCGTCGACTTCAATGATGTTGTGAAATTTGGTAAAGCCATCGTATATAAACTGGTTTTCGGTAAGGTTTGGCCTTCGTCCACCAATATAAAACGACGGGCGTATAAACCCAAAACCTTGCGTAAGTACGCTTTTGCCACTTCGCCCGGATGATTTGCCAACCTGGCTAATAAGCATATCCTGTAAAAGGGCTAACCATGGTTTTCCGGGATCCTTATATTGGGTTATCATGTAACCAAAAACATACATGAGGTTTGCCAATAGCAATTTTTCTTCCTGTTTTTCGGTAAGGGTAAGCGTTTGCTTTTTCTCCAGTTCTTTACGCCAATGTATGCGGGCCAGATCGAGAAGGAAACGAACAAAAATAAATTCTTCGTCGTTTATGGTTATCTCGAATTTATCGATATCAGGAAGCTGGCCAATTTTAATATTGATGGCTTCGCGCTCGTCTGATTTTTTTGCTTGTGCCAGTTGATCAAGAAGATCTTGGTAATGTGCGGAAGCATTTACTTCAATTAACGGTTTTTCGATAAGCGATGCATTATGACTTATGAAGTGCGATATGCGTTTGTTGTTTATTTCAAGATTACCGAGAATATGATTTTCGAGCTCTTCATGCTTAATGCGTTCAATTTTTTCGTTGGTAATTTTTAAGGCTACGTTTTTAAACACCAGAGTTTCGTATTTACTGTTGTAGTTTTTAAAGCCTGGTTCAATACGTTCAAGATTATCGGCTAAATCGCTTTCGGTAATTTGATTACTACCGTTTAGTTTATTAAGGATGCTTATTTCATCCATAAGATTTTTGCTTTTTATCCAATCTTTAGTGAAGCGTTTTACAATTTTCTTCATGTCGTCGGGATGGATAAGATCAATAAGCTTGCCTTCAACACGGGCGTAACAGTACCCGGCGCGTTTATGGTATTTGCTGTCCATGGTAAAAAACCCGTTGAGCCGTAGAAAATAATAGAAAAACTCCATGTTTATGGTATAGTTTATTTTGGTTTTTCCGTTACGTTCGTCAAGTGATTTTGACCAGAATTTAGCGGGTTTGGCACGGCGTTTAAGCACTAAGAATTTACGCAGCGTGCTGTCCCAATTGTTGCCGTAAACATTTATGAAGTCTTTTACATCTTTACAGCGATTGCCCCGCCAGTCTTTTTTATAGCCCATATAATCGGGCAGTTCAATGGTAAAAAGATTGATGTGCTGCAAGGCAAGTTTTTGCGATGCCTGGCGACCGGTTTCGTCCATGTCCATAACCTGGTAATGATTTTCGCAAAGGGCATCAACCTGTTTATACTGCTCGTAATCGTAACCGGCTGTTTCGCTGTTTAGCCAATAAACATGAAAATTGAGGCTGGCCACGTTTAGTGCATCGCTTTCGCCTGAGCAACGGATCATGTCCTTAATTTTTGGCTGTTTGTAATCTTTATCTTCGCCATTGTAATTGTAATTTCCGTCTTCGTCGTAATATTCGTTATCGGCATTTTCGAGCTGTTCAAGTCCATATATATAGTTTTTAGGCTTTTCGCCAATATATACAAAGCGGTTTTTCTTCTCCGGATCTAGCGGGCGGTATAGTTTTTTGAACTTGCCATAATCGAATACAAAAATAGGGTAATGCTCGTTAGCTTCGAATATATGAACTACATCGCGATTAAGTTTTTTTGAATTTCCGCAATATTCATATTTTTCAACTGTACGGCAATGAAACCTATCGAGTATTTCTTTTGTAATGTAACGCCCTATTGAATGAAGATCGGTTTCTGAAGGAGTGGTTTTGTAAGTAAAATTGTATTCTCCTTTTTTGTCGGTTTTATCCATTTCGCGAAAAGCATACCCGGGCTTGTAAGATGGTTTTACAAACTGTCCGGCTTCAATGGTACGGCCAACAATAACATCCTGAATAAACTTAAGGGCATCGATATAAACAAGGTTTTCGTTCCATTTTACAAAGTCGACACAATCGAGCCCGTTCACCTGATCCTGGTTGCCAAAATCGGTAATTCGGTACAAGCCTTTATACCAACTTACCCTGGCTGACGCGGTTTTTTCGTTTTTCCGGATTTTAAACGCATGTTTTGAGTTTCCGAAATCAACTTCAGGGAAATAATACTTAAATACATCAAGCCCATTATTGGTGGCTTTGTAAACTTCGTTCTGATCGATATATGTCATATTTTCTTTAACAGGATATATTCAACATTCTGGATTTTATTAAACTCTGTGTAACGCTTAAGCATTACGTTTTGCAATTGGCTGCCGGTAATTCCATAAGCCAGTTTTGACAACGAATCGGGAAGGAAGTGTATAGGATATGTCCAGATGTCGTGTATTTCTGCCTTTATTATGTCTTCGGTTTTGGGGTCTTTAAGCTCAATAACCTCATTGTTATTTATGCGTTCAAATTTACTGAGGCTGTTTTCGGGCAGGGCAATACAAAAGAAGTTGCTCTTTGGGATGCCGTGAGAAATTTGTTTCATATCTGGTTAATTTAATTAATGGGTAAATAGCTAATGTTGTATAAGGTTATTTCAAGTGAACTCGTAGTATTCGTTATCACCCTTGATTATTGTTGTGAATGGAAATTTGTTTTCAGGTACTTTTTTTATCATTTGTATTAAAACAATTGATCCTGTAAATACAATTCTCTTTTCTCCTGATTTCTCAATTTGAAGCGTTAACAATTCAGTTCCAGCTTTTTGTTTTGAGGGTTCTATTTTAAATGCAATAACTGTTATTTGTAAATTAAACAGTCTTGATATGGATATTTTTTCTCCAACAAAAGAGCTTATATTTGGCTTTATTCCAAAGTCTTTAAATTGATGCATTTGATAATAGTTTTTTAATTAAATGATTGGAATTGCAATGTTTCATCCACCCTTTATAAGATGCTATAGAAGCATTATTAGGATTCTTTTTCAACATTCGGGCAAAGTTTTGTTTAATACGTTTTCTTAGTAAAATGTGTGTATGGTAAATTCTATATCCGACAAAATCTATTCCGCGAGAAACTATAGGAAAAACCTGATAATTTTCTTTTATTATAAGTTTCAGGTTGCTTTTTAAATAGAATTTAATTTCTGCCAGAAGATTGTGTAAATATGCTTTTGAATGATGAAGTATAACAATATCATCAGCATATCTGAAGTAATATTTTACTTGTTTGTTTTCTTTGATCCAGTGATCAAAGTAAGTAAGATAAAAGTTTGCTAAATGCTGACTTAAATAATTGCCTATAGGCAATCCATCTGCACTATCTATTATTTCTTCAAGCAACCAAATTAAATCCGCATCTTTAAACTTACGTTTTAAAAGTTGCTTTAAAATATCATGATCTATGCTAGGATAGAACTTTACTATATCCAACTTTAAACAGTAAGTAGTTCCTTTAATATCTTTTAGCGATTTTTTAACATAATTAAGTGTTGCGTGTATTCCTTTTCCTTTTATACAACTGTAAGAATCTGCAGTATAAACTGTAGTAAAAATTGGTTCTAAAATATTCATTATAGCATGATGGGTTATCCTATCAGGAAAATATGGCAACCTATAAACTTCGCGTTCCTTAGGTTCATAAACCTTAAATATTTCGTAATCAGAAGTTTTATAAGTTCTATTTTTTAGCATTTTATGAAGTAATATCAAATTAGATTTTTTGTTTCTGTTGTGTAGTTGCACACCATATTGTTTAGATTTTCCTTTTTGAGCTTTTTTGTCAGCTTCTTTAAGGTTTTCAATGCTTATTATTTTATTATATAAATTTCCTATTCGTTTCATGCCTTTGCTTTATAAAGTCGTTTTCCATTTCTGTACCAACGCCTTTGTTATGTTTGTTGTTTTTTGCCTTGTTGGCAAGGTCTGCGATGCTATATTTTTGCATAGGTGAGAGCTGACATTCGAATTCGTATTCCAATTATCGTAGTCGTTATACCGAAAAGCTGAAGAGCTAGCCCAAAGCATCACACAACCTGTTTTTTTATAATAAATATTCGTTAAATAAGTCAATAAATTGATTGCCAATATATTCTGCTATTTCACTTGAATTAAAGCAAAGGCGAGAGCCGACAGACGAAACCGTAGCCCAATAAGCGCAGACGAGACACCGAAAAGCCGAAGAGCTAGCATCATAATCAAACCAGATTTCATACTTTCTTTCATTATAATTGCTAAAGTCAGGTGTCCATTCTTTACCATTATTTGCAAGTTTATTGGCTGCTCTTACTATTATAACAAGCTTTGCATGTGCAATCATAGAAGCCCTGTCCTTTTCAGGATAACATGAAAAATCAGGAATGACTTGTTTGGGATCTAATTCTAATACTTTACAAGCATCTTCAAACGTTTTTAATTCTTTGTACTTTTTCATTTTTTATAGATTAATTAATTAATTAACATGAATTTTTTGTATAAATCAGTGAATTGCTCACCTGCAAACCTTGCCAGTTCAGAAGATTTAAAGCAAAGGCGAGAGCCGACATCCGAACTCGAATTCCAATAATCGTAGCCGTCACACCGAAAAGCCGAAGAGCCCATTTTAAACCAGGGATAATATTTGTATTGATTATCATTATTCCAATCGGGTACCCATCCTTCATTGAGTGATTTACATAATAATTCAGCTATATATTGATGCTTTAAATGACCTGGTGCATTTTCAAACATTTTATCAATTTCTTTATGAGTAATGTTATTATCTTCCAATACATCGTCAATAGTCCTGATCCTATCAGTTACTTTTTTAATAAATACTTTTTCACCGAAAAGGTTTTCAAGTAGTTTTTTACCATTTGGTTTGGCGTTAAGATGTGCTTTTAAAGCATCTTCTTTTTTAATTTGTAGTGTTTCCATCTTTGTGTTTATTAATGTTAATTATTTTAAATGTTCAATAAGGTTATTAGATTTTGTATTTACTTTTTCCTGAATTGCACCTAGTATTGGCATGGCTCCTGTTGGCCTTATTCCCTTATCATAGTTTTTACAATTGACACATTTAACCGGGTTTGTCATGGTTAAAGAGTTTATATGTATGCAGCCTGTTGTTTGATATGGCATTTCATAATTATTGGTTTTTAATCAAATAATTATTTTTGTTTTTGTCAATTTCAGTAAGAGTTTGGTCAAGTTCTGCATCACGATCGCGCAGGGTTCCTTCCATGGCTTTAATGGTTTCTTCATTCATTTTTTCTTTAATTGAATTTGGTATGGCCTTTAAAAACTCAACCTTGGTTTTGCCTGTATCAATTACCACATTTAAAAGATTGCGTATTTCAATTGCTGTTTTCACATCAATTTGTTTTTCTTTTAGCTTATGTATTATGTCCATAGCCTCTTGTCTTACATCGGTAAGCGTTATTCCTGTATTATTCATGGTTGTTTTTATTTATTTGTCGGCTTAATACGCCTTTTATTTGAATTAATTTACGTAATGGCTCAGGGTAGTTCTGGCATGTGTTGCGCTGCATTAATTCAGCGTTGCTAATCATTTCAAGATTATCGATAGTACAGTTCATTGTATCGCCGTTTTTAAATACTATATTATAACCACGAGGAATTTTGCCATTTTCTTGCTTCCAAACTACACGGCTTAACGTATCCCATTTTGCTTTTGAAATACGAATGTATTTTTGCATGGTACCTTTCTTGTCTTTTCTTATTGTTATAGCTCCATCATAAAGAGTGTTTGCCGGAAGGTGACCTTTTGTAAAAAATGTGAGTTCAACTTTTTTACGTATTTCGGCAGGCATTTTTTTGCCTTTATTTTCAGGGGTATGCCCTTTTATAAACTGGGTTTGTTTGCCCCGGATATGGCCTTTGGTTAAAATTCCGCTTTGGGGACTTGCTAAAAATTCGGCTGATTTTTTTAAGCCAACAGTAGAAGCATAATTGTAAATAGTGTACATACTGAAACAAATAACTCTTGAAATATCAATTGTGCGGGTGTTGGCGTAATGCTTTTTAATGTACTTTTTTGCTTCCTCGCTCAATCTTCGTCGGTTTAAGTATTTAATGCCCATTGCCCGAGCTTTACTTTTAACCGAAGGATAACTTTTGCATAAATACTGAGCTACGTATTTGGGACCCTTCCCGGGATAATAATTCCTTAAGAATTCAATGTCGTTTGTTGTCCAGTTATTTCTTGCCATAATAATTACCTCACCAATTTTTCAACATACTCACAAAATTCTTTTTGCTCGGCGTCGAAGTTTACAGAAAACAGGTCAAACTCTTGTTCTACGCTTGTAGTGCCTATACATACAACGACATAAAGGTTTTGACGCCCGCAGGCAACGGTAATTCCTGAATGATATTTAATTCCCGGATGTTCTTTGTGCAATTGATTTAAAAAGGCATTAATGGTGGTTACTCTGCTTAGGGTGTCGATGGCAATTAATTGCTCATTGAAAGTTTCTGTTGTGTCCATGCTACTTGCGGATTAATAATTTGATTGCTTAATTGCCTAGCTTGGTTAAATTGCTGTTGCCTGGCGTTGTAATCCCGGCTCTTTATGCCGGGTAAAAGGCTTTGTATTTTTTCTTCGTTACGAAGGAAATACTTTGCCATTTGTACATTATTGGTATATGGGTACACTTCCATATATCGCTCAAGGTGCTCAATGTTTTTCAGCATCAGGAGCCGGTTCTTTCGGCTCTTGCCCTGCTTCATTAGCTTGCGCCGTTGGCGGATGGCTGACAGGATGAATGCTTTTATTTGCTGTGCGTGTTCCATGGCTATAATCGGCTTGAATTAAGTGGTCGCAACATGTGGCCCCACATTTGGGGCATATGGCACTATTCTTTAGCGTGTATGTTCTCATCCTCGCGAATAATCATTAAGTCAAGGTTATCGATATGGGTTTTTACTTCGTCCTGCTCTTGCTGGATGGTGTGCCCGTTGACGTTGGTTGCTCCGTTTTTTTCTTGTTCGAGCAGATAGTTGAAGTAGGCTACGTATGCCCGTTTGTCGCGTTTGTAATTCATAATTAATTGGTTTTTATAGTGATGGGGAATAATTCATGAATAGGAAAAAGAGGGCCGTTGCCGACCAAGTTTCCAATTGTCCGGGTGAATAATATGCTAAAGAGCCCTCTTTTTTTCATTGTTTAAGTTTAAGTTCAACTTTAATCATTTGTTCTTTATTGGTGTTATATATGCTATCTATTCGGTAAAGAATTGAATTACCCAGGCGCAAAATAGTTTCATCATCAATTTTCTCATCACAAGTAATTATAACTGAAGGGATTTTTACAAAAACCGGATCGTCTAATTTTCTAATCTCAAACCAAACTGGGTAAACTACAATGCATGTCATTAAATCCTTATATGTAATTACATCGTCAATAATAATAAGTTTGGTTTCATGATTTAAAACGCGAAAAGGGCTTTTCTTAAATATTTTTTGTATTTCTCTACCCTGAATAAATGCCACACTTTCCGGACTATAATTCTTTGCCATTTCAAGCGCCATTTTTGATTTGCCTGACTTATTTTTACCTGTAATAATTACTGCTTTTTCCATACTGTTTAATTTAAGTTTACACGTTTTACAAATCGGCCATTAATGCCGTACCATATAATGCCGCATTTTAGCACCACAAATCCTTCGGTGGTGTTTATGCCGGCAACTACCTCGGGCTCGCTTGAAATCATGCTGCATTTAATTGTATCGCCTTCCTGTAGTTCGGCAATACTGCATTCTTTATAGTTGGTTTTTTCTTTCATTTCGCTCTTCAATTTTTATGTATATAATGCCGGCAGCAATTACCAGCAGAACAATTAAAACGCTTATGAGTTTTGCTTCCACGGTTAATTAGTTTTTAAATTAAAAGTCGTATTGGATATACTGCTATTTCAGCAGAAGGTGCGGCACACTCCTGAAGGTCTTTTTCAAAATCATTAAGGTTTTGATTTTTCTTAACGCCTAACCTGATGATGAATGCATGCACTGTAATTCCTTTGTCGGTTGTGCCTTCCCATATTCTTGCCGGGATGCCGTTTAGCTCAACTATTGTTGATGTTGATTCGATGGTGATTTTCATAGTTATTTATTTATTAGTGCATTTTTATATGCGTAGTTAATTAAGCTTGCCAGGTTGTGGATGTTAAGTTTTTTGAATATTCTTTTCTTATGATTTTCAACCGTAAATGGAGATATATAGAGCCTGTCACCTATTTCAGCAAAGTTGAATTCCTGTACCAATAATTTTGTAATTTCAATTTCGCGCTTTGTTAATTCAAGATTTAATTTAGGGTGGCAAATCACATTTTCGTCGTTACAGAACCCCCCGCGTAAAGGGCAACGAACATGTTCCAGGTTAAAATTCCAATCGTCGTCAATGTCAATAACATTGTCGTGAAGGCTACCATTGCATTTCCAGTGGCGAAGCACTTTACGGAAGTTTTTATCTGCACATTTTTCGTATAACTCGTTTAGCCTGGCAACTTCTTCAGGAAAATCACGTTCAATAATTTCAAGGGTTTTTTCAATAAATTCAATTTCTACAGGCGAGAAATTAACATAAGTATCTTCTTTCAGATTATGAATTACGATGCTGGTTTGCGCTTCGTTAGCAAATAATTCAATCATTATGCAGTCGTTTTTTCAGGTTCAGGAAAAAGTGTTTCAATCGGCTCATTTCTGTAGTTGGCAATGATCTGCTTTTCAAGCGCATTAAAAGAATTGTTTGCCAATTTGTAGTAGAAAGTTGAAACCGGCATATTATCCAATAAGGTGCAATACTCTTTAATAAAATTTGCAACCTCCTTTTTCTTTTTTTCGTGTAGACTTTTAAAAGTCATTTTTTCCATTTGATTCGTTTTTTCCATTGATTATTTAGAATTTTATTCTTAATATTAGAATACGAATCTAATGGAAGTATTCCGTAAAAACAAATTTTTTCCGTATTTATTATGGAATATTTCTGTAAATATATTGCAAATGACAGTAAATGAGAGATTTAAATTAATCAGAAATGAAACTGGATTTACTCAAGAAGTTTTTGGAGAAAGCATAGGTCTAAAGCAATCAAATATTACAGACATAGAGAGAGGGAAAGCATTTCCTAACTTCAATATTATGGAAATAGTCCATAAAAAATTTAATGTAAATCTCAATTGGTTAATATGTGGAACAGGAAAAATGAAGATTGAAAATTCAAGTTTAGATGTTTTGGATGAATCGGGGAGTCAATATGGTAACCAGAATGATTTAATTGAATGTTTACAGGAAAACAGGCAGTTACAAAAAGAAATACGAAGTTTTATTGAAAACTGTACTTGTGATGCCGTAAAAATGGCTAAAAGCAAACAGGTTTCTTAAAAATTAAGTATATACGGCCTGGCCTGTTAAGTGAAAAACAGGTACAGCAATAAATTAGAAGAGATAATGAACAATGCTGTTGGTATAAAACGCATAAAACAGGAAATTATTTAACAACCTAATAATCGAATAAAATGGAATATATATTAAATGAATTTGCCGCTATAATAAATTTTGTAATTGCATTAATAATTATTATCACATTTTTTGTTTTAGCCTACCGTATTAATGGCATTAAAAAAATATTAGAAACGTCGTTTTCAGATAGCACTCCTGAGGGATTGAAAAAATTGTCTGTAAAAGAAGAGTTTAAAGGCAATATTGATAAAGCAAGAGATTATTTAATGGAAGCCTTATATTATGAGATTAAAAAATACATGATTGAATTTGAAAATGTAAAAGATTATCAAAAGTATAAAGACATTGAAAATATAATGAAAAAATATACCTTAAAAATGGATAAATACAAGGCACCGGTTCCTGAAATAAAGGATTTTTTTTAAGAACAGCAACAGACACAAATAACCATAAAAACATTAACAGACAATTCAGACAAAATGTAAGTAATTGATAATTAATTGATAAAGATAAAATGTTGCGTCCCCTAATCTCCACAACTTCACGCAACTTAAACAAATACAGGTGGTTGCGAGTGTCTGAAAAAAATCAGACACGCTTTTCAGACAAATTAGCGGTTTTTATAGTGTTGGGGAATGCTTCTAAAAATCGCGAATTATGAGAAAAGTTATTTATGTTAAGCCTGAACTAAAAGATTGCTCCGGCGATCTTTCAAAAGCTTGGTATGTGGAATATTCATATCGAAATCCAAAAAATGACAGGCTGGGGCGTTTCCGTATATATAAAGGATTAAGTGATGTGGATGCTTCCTTAAGAAGGAAAAATGCAACCAAAATAATTAAGCTGTATAATGAAAAGCTTATAAACGGATGGTCGCCTTACGAGCCCGAAAACAAGGTTTTTGAAGATCAGTTAGAGTACCACAATATTGCCAGGATATACACCCGGAAGCGCATGAGCAACCAGTCGGTTAAAATTCATTTTTCAGCTTTCCTTGAAGAATGTAAATTGAAGATATCGCCAAAATCATACGAGAGCTATCAGAGTAAAATAAGGCTGTTTGCACAATATATTGAATTGCGCAAAAAAAACATGAACGACATTAGCGATTTGACAAACGATTTTGTAAAGTCTTTTTTTGCCTGGATAATTAAAGAGCGCAACCTTGATAAAATTACGGTGTTGAAGTACAAACAAAACCTGAATGCCCTGTTTAAATATTTGCTCTCGAAAAAGCTAATATTCGAAAATCCGGTTTACAACATACCTATTCCGATAAAAAAAGTTGACAATAAAGCACAGGAATTCTTAATAGAGGACAGGCAGCAACTTCTTCAATTAATTAAAGCGGGAGATCCGCAGCTTTATCTTGCTTGTTTGTTTCAGTATTATTGTGCAACAAGGCCCGGAAGCGAGTTGCGATTGCTTAAAATTAAGCAGATAAACTTTAACGCCGGTGTGGTTTACATCCGGTCAACGGAAGCAAAAAACAACAATTCAAGAGTAATACAGTTGCCCGATAGCTTTAGTAACATCCTGAAAAAATACGGTATACACAATTATAATAAGGAGTTTTATGTTTTTTCGAAGCTTGGTATTCCGGGACCAGAAGCACTGGGAAAAAATACATTGCGCAACCGGTTTAACCATTTTAGGGATTACCTTGGATTAAGTAAGGATTATAAGTTTTATAGCTGGAAACATTCCGGAGCCGGGGCATTAGATGACATTAATATTCCGTTACGTGATATTCAAAAACATCTTGGGCACTCAAGCCCTGGTTATACGGCTATATACCTCAATAGAAGAAGGGGGTTTAAGAATGAAAAGATAAGATATAATTTTCCGGATCCTTAGCACTTAACAATTTCGCACTTTTTTACAACCGGTGCTTTATAGCGAAGATCTACCTCAATTTTCTTCACTAAATAATTGGTATTGCGGATCCTGAATTTCTTTTCCCAGGGAAAGTTAAACAACAAATACGATGGAAAATTAATCCATGTTTCGAAAGTCTGTGCCCGGTTGAGTTTCCAATCAACAAAATTTTTCCAGAGCTGCTCATAAATACCGTATGTGCCGTTAAATGAAAGCTGTAAATCGCCTACTTTATTATTGCCAAAATCAAAATTATTCCATGAACCAAACGGATAATCATCATCGTTGCTGTCTTTTTTTAGTCCATGATACAGCAAATGTCGGTGCGCCATGCCAACTTTATCAATTCGGTATGGCAGGTTTCCTTTTTGACCTACCTGGGGAACCAGCCAGCTTCTTGCGCCATCCCGCACATCTAATCCAAGTGCTTCCCAGTTAACCGATGAATTGCCGGTTTCGAAAATAAGCATTGGTTGTGTGTGGCTGCTGTAATAGTCCTGGTGACGATTATATGCAAGTAAAACAAAATTCCAATCCGGCAGCCCTGATACTCCATCATAAGTTAATTGCATTTCGTAAAATGCATTATTAAGCGTAAGAAGATAAACATCGTTAGGAGAAAAAGAGGTGGGGGTTAATAAAGAGTCAATTTCTCCTATAATTTTGTCTTTAAATTCGGTGATATCCTTAAAATATGTTTCAATATAATAATCAAGGGTTTCCTGTTCTGATTTAATGGCCAGGCTTTCGTATTTTGTTTCGATAAGCTTTGTCATGCTTTTGCCGGCAATATTGTCTATCTCAATGTAATCGGGGTCGTTTAGAATTTCGTCGCCTAATAGAATTTTTACTTTGCCCGAAAATTCATTAACAAAAAAATGAATATTATAGCGGTTGCGTATATTATTAATATAATTAATAATTGACAGTTCTGGAAGGTGTTTAGTGAGATAGGTTTTTCCGGTAACATACCCGGTTATAATACTGGTATAATTACCTGAAGCATATACGGTTAAAATTGCAGTGGTGTTAAATTCGCATATTTTCTTTAAGTCTGCATGCGTTTTAAACCTGTTTTTTTCAACGGTATATCCGTTTTCCTTAAATATTTGTTCTAAAACATAGCCAACGTAAGGGAAGGGCGTTAATATTTCGAAAAATGCAGGGCTAATGTTCTGATAAATGCCTGAAGGATAGTTTTGAAAGATAACGTTGTCCTTATAATCTATTTCGTAGCCGGTATCATCTGCAAAATTTTCGTTATGCACCGGAAACATAGCATATGCGCTGTCGGGATATTGCAAATCGAGGGTTGGAATAACGGCAGGAATATTTTGTTCACCGCCCAACGATAAATCCTGCAGCATCATGTTTTTTGTGCGCTCGTTAAAAGAACCAAGGCCCATACGGAAATACAGGTTAGCGGTTTTGTTGTCTGTTTTTTTTGCATAACAATATACCGGCCACATGTTGCCGCCCTGGTAACCAAGCGTGCCCTGAACGGTTACTGATGGAAGCCCTTTTTTGTCGGGGTAATTAATAAAGCCCAGGGCTTTGTCTAATTCTTTGGTTAATGGCAAATTTAAGGTATATGAAAAAGAACCGTTTGTTTCGAAAAGCGGGTTGTTTAAAACAAACGGAATGGAAATGTCCGGCGGCAACGGTATGTTTTGGTTGTTTATTTCGAGGATAAGCATTGGTTAAATAAATGAGATTGCTAAATTCTTACACTCGGTATAGACTAACATTTCCTGTTCTGTCAATTCATCTATGTTTATTATTGTAGAAAATGGTTGTGTGTCGTCAATAATCACTAATCTTTCTTGCGACCCATGCTGACTGTAATCAGTTTGCGCAACGCAATACTGTAATTCTTCACCTTGTGGTATTTTGCTAATTACTAAACTTCTAAAGCCTTCTACTACGTTTTGTTGTGCCTCGTTTAATTCACTAATCAGGTATTCAATACCTTCATGATTTTCTACGTCATCACCAACGGAATGGACTACGTCAAAATGATCTTTTCTTAATATAAAATTTAATAATTTCATGCTTTTTATTTTTTAATTATTCAACGTCAACGTCTGCTATAATTGTACCGCCCGTAAGGTTTGTAAACGGTTTACATCCGGTTTTCCGCAACTCAACAGTAGCAACCACAGGTGTATCTATTGTTATATAGCAACCTGCGTTGTCTTCCTCAACTTCAAATGTGCCGTCTAAGTTATCTGTAACCGTAACATAGTATGCCCCTATTGCTACAATTGCAGCCACCATTTCGGCGGCAATATCTATTGCAGTCATAACACCACCACCAGAGTTTCCTGTAATTGTATTGGTAGTCGTACCGCCATAATAGTCAATCAGACGGAATGAATTCAATAAATCCGCAGTACATGATATTAGATATTTTCTTTTTGTTCCTGTTGTAATGTTTTCATCCGCAACGTTTAAGGATAAACCTGCTGATAATACCTTAACCGCTTCTGTAGTAGAACTGTACGGTATTTGAATTGCGTTACAGTAGTTTGCGTTTATTTCATTCTGTGCAAAAACAGCTCCATTTATCACTATTTTAGAATCTTTTAAATACAAAACTGGCAAGCCTGCCGCTGTAGCCATTAAGGCAATTCTACTATTATTTATAAAAATTAAGCTCGACGTAACTGCTTTAATTGCATACGGTATAGCTAAAGATGACCCGTACACTTGTAAATTACAATTATTTATCTGTAATTCTGCATTAGAAATATTCATATACCCAAATACCCCTGAAATACCCGAAAGTATGACCTTGCCTCCGGTTGCCGTTACAAAATCCACGTAGCCAGTTTGCCCGTTATAGTTTCCGAATAAAAAAACCGTCCCCCCTGTAATATTTACCCCTCTACCATACGAGGGGGAATTATACAATTTATTAACAACCGAAACACCCGCATCTCCTGAAATCAGATTGCATTGGTCAATAAACATCGTACTGCCGTTATTTACTGCGGTAAGGAATAGCCCTTTTATTGATATAATTGAACCCGCTGCCTGACCGATAATTGTACCAGTTAAACTAACCATGTAGTAATCACCATTTTTAACAGACATTCCATAACTTACGGAAACCGGTACAAGTCTATAAATAGAAGCAAGACCAATCCCTTGTCCATAGATACAGTGACTTGTTGTACTAATCACTTCAACAGCAGTTAATTTTGAAATCGTTCCGTCGTCAACGTGTACTGCATAGTTCGCCGTTGACTTAATTGTTAGAATATTAACGATTAAATACCCTCTTAGTCTCATCGCATAAGACCCCTGAGATAATACGTAATTACCTTTTATTACTAAACTAATTCCTGACGTCGCTTGAGAAGCGTAAATGGCAACTGTATTGATACTTATCGCCTGATCGAATTCAAAGATTGCATTTACGAAATTCGTATAAAAATAGTAGAAAATATAATAGCTACCCGTACCCTTATGGTAAAACGTTCCATAACCAGTGCATTTAAAATCAAATTTATTAGTGGTAACGGTAAAAATATGAATGCTTGACGCAGTTGTTACAACAGCACCAGCTTCAAAGTGAAAATTGACGCCAGGTTTATTCAGCGTTGCCGTAATAGCATATACACCTGTTCTTACAATTATTGTGTGCGGGTAACAAATATCTATTGTAATTGCGTTTGCACGAGCCACTTCGCTCATTGTAAATGAATCCGCTGCAATTGCCGTTATAAATACAGACTTAGTGGATGAAGTTGACGTTGAACTAAACACTTGTTGTCCTATATATAACTTAGCAATATCTTCCGGCGCTACGCCAGTAACTTCTGCGCTTGCATTTGTAATAGTACAGTCGATAGTTTCTTCGGACGTAATTTGCGTTAAAGCATATGCTACGGTAGCGTATGGCGCAATAATAGAACCATAACCAACTGCATCCGTACCACCGTTTGCAACGTAAACTGTTTTTTGGTTTAAAAGGCTAACTATATCTACGTCAATCCTGCTTTCTGCCTCGTTTCGGGTTGCACGAAGCGGCCTGACAAAATTAAGGGTTGTTTCGTCAGTTATAGGTGTACCTTCGTCGGCAATGGTGTGGCCGCCACCCTCTTCATCCGTATTATCAATCTTCTCCCATACCGTTCCATTAAAAACAATATTATCCTTAGCCTGCCAGTCGGCCTCACCATCAATCTCGGTGGTTCCGGCAACGTTTACTGTATAATAATGCCCTGTAGTGCCTGTGCTGCTGACTAATTCGGGTGTGTTGGTTGTGGCGTTCCATACTCCCTGGTATTGCATTGCGCCTACAACGGCTGCCGGTAGTTGGGCAATGGGTATTTTTGTACCGGCATCAAGTGTGGCTACTCCGTTGGCGGCTGCTTTTTCGGTTGCGTCAATCTTGGCTTCCCAGGCTTTTGCCTGTGCATTGCTAACGGTTTTGTCTTTTACCGTATCGGTGTCGGTTTCATCAACCTGGTTTTGGTAACGGTAGGGCAATACATATCCGGTGCTTGCTGTTAATGCCAACAATACCGGGTTTACTATACCGGTGGTTGGGCGTGTGAGGGTTAATGCCCCGGCGGTTGCCTGCGAAACAAAATATAGCGAGCCTGGTGTTAAGCTGCTCAAGCCTTCAGCTAAGCCTACCTGTACTATCCTGAAAAATTCAGCTTCAACCAGCACTACTATAAAAATGCCCACGGTAGCCGTACTATTTGCACGTGCTTTCTTGTAAATTGTGCCATCGTGGTAAACGGCATTGCCAACCGAAAAGCCATGCCCCGCCTGCTCAACGGTAAAGGCTATTTGCGTGGTAAGCCCGCGGCTGTCCTGTATGGCGGTTAATAGTTGCGTAAATGAACTATTGCCAATAGGCCCGCTAATTGCCTGGGCATGATTGCTTGTATAATTAGCATCTATATAGTCTTTTATTGCTTGCAGATCGGCGTCCATGGTGTATATTTTTTATTCAAAATCGGGTTCGGCTTCTTCAAAACCGGTGAAATAATCATAATAATAATCGTCGTTGTAATCTCCTTTAATTGGTATTTCATCATCAGAGTATGCGTTATCGATAAATGCACGTTCGTAAGTAAGTACCAGGTCGTATATGCGCGAATTATCGCTGTGCAATTCCACTTCGTCGGTGTTGAACAGAACAGGAACCGTGCGCCCGTTAATTACTTCGTAGGCTTTTTCGCTAAGTTCAATTTGGCGGGCATAGTTTTTCCAATCCTGGGCGTACAAATCGCCACTTATGTTATTCATTATCCCAAAATTGACGGTAAACTTCCGGCTTTCTTCCTGGTTAACCTGCATTACTTCCCTGTCTTTTGATGTATAATCAACCGGCAGCAACATGCTAACCTGGGTGCGCGTGTAATTAGCTTTTGCCGTAGCTATTCCGGTCGCCCGCATGGTATCGAAACCACCAAGAGAATTTTCGAATATAAAAAAGCGGGTTTGCTTATAGAAGGTTGAATCGAGGTAATATATCCGCTTTTCGGTTAATGCACTGGCGGCATTGTCTGTGAGCCACACTTCGTAATAATCGACAATTTTTAACGGATCTACATCGCCCAGCTCCATTATCTGGAAACCAACATTACACTCAATTACATCGTATTTTGCCACATCGGCAAGCGTTTCTTTCAGTACCGTATCGGTAGTTGCATCGGTGTAATAGAGTTTTACGTATAGTTTTACGGTACTTACAAAATTCCAGTGATGGATGTAAAAAAGTTTTTCAATTTGCGTAAGGCCTACTTTTTTGTTGTTTGGCTGTAGCGTTAAGAATTTGTGCGAGGTGAGTAAACGGCTCCACCAATTGTCGCCCTGCTCATGGTAATAGGCCATTTGCATGAAACTAGATTTCCCTTTTAAGGTGTAATACGTGCTACTTGTATATACTTTTTTGTTTACAGCCGGAAAACCGTAACTCTCCCAATAGCGGAAGTAATAAGAATGTACTGGTTCGGTGCGCTGAATTAATAGCGTATCGGTAGCCTCGGGATAAGTAAAATCAGTTGAAACAAGGCTGGTAAGTACTTTCTTAATATCAAAAAGGGCGTGTAAATCTTCATCCGGATCCGCTTCCATTTCGCTTCCTTCTACCAGGCCGTCGGCGGTGTAAATTGCCAGGTTAATTTTAAAGTTTTCGCGGTATGTAGGTGCAACACCTGCCACAACACCGCTAACTGTAAATGTTAATGTTCCGGTATAAGTTGCTAGAAAGTTGTCTTCAGCTGCTTCCCATGCTTCAATAGTAATAGTTAATGAATCTTCTGAAATTGTAATTTCATACAATTGATCAAAACTGTAATTTGAGCGAATGGCATTATATAAATTATCAACAAAATCTTCAAGAGTACCAGCACCTTTTGACGGAAATTGTAACCCTGAATCATCCGGATTGTCTTTACATGTAAAAGTAAAAATACTATCGGTGCGGGTAATTGTTATGGTATCATCTTCCACGGCTCCAACAGTAACGGTTAAAGCTACTTTGCGCTTTGTTCCGGCAGATATTTGAAAATTGTCGGTGAGCAAATCAATAAAGGTTGAGTCGTCAGACAAAACCACAATGGGCGGAGCAGATGAAAGGGTTAAGGCCATTTAATCTTTCTTTTTATTTAATTAATAGTCCGGTTGCTATTCCGGTAATAGACCAAAACCACCATTTTTGATAAAATTTTCGTGGTTCGGGTTTAATAACTATATTTTGTGCTGATATTAATTTAGCATTGGGATCGGGGAAGGATATATCCAGAACAAGTTCTTTTTGCTTTAGAAATCCTGTTCTTTTCCAGTACGATACATTTGTAAAATCGATTAAATAGGTGTAATTAAAATCCATGTACGAAGGATAAATAATTCCGTTAAAATCAAGATAAGTTGTGTTGTAGTTAAATTTCTTCACAAAACTTGAATCGATACCATTAATTAGCAAGGTGTCGTAAATAGTAATTGTATCATGATAGGTTACCAGTAATTTGGCCTCTAAATACGATACAAGATTGTTCAGGTTTTTCACCTGCTTTTTAAGACCAAAATTGTTGGTTATTAATTCATCGGCAATAGCTTTTAGCTCTTTATTGGTAATATTAATAGCCTTAATTTCAGCAATTATTGCATTGTTTTGCCCCTGGTAATAAGTAATTGTATCGTTTTTTGATTTAATTACCTGCTTGTAATCGGCTATTTTGCTGTTTATATTAAAATAAACAGTAATAGCTGATAGCAGAAAGCCTATAAGTGCAGCTAATATTAATGTGGTTTTTATTTTCATGATTTTATTGAAAATTTTTGTGGATAATTCCTTATTTCCTGGTGTGGACGGTCCCAGCCCATTTCGTCTTTTTTATTTGTCCATAACATACCCGAATGCAAGTAAAGTTTTTTAGGTATTTTTCCTTCTCTCTTGAGCCTGTCCCATACGCTTCTGTATAAGGTTGATATATATACAAGCCTTTCGGTATTCCAGTTAATTTCACCATTTACAAAAGCACAAAGATCAAGGGCAAGTGATTTGCCTTCAGTATCTTTTAACTGGTGATAGCTTTTATTTATGTAGCCATCTTTGGTTGACCATTCGTCATTGTATAATTCATTTTGATAAGAATCGCTTCGTAAACCACCCCAGTCGGGAATTGAAATATCAATTGCACTTTCTTTAATTGTTTCTTCGGCGCAAAGCTGAAGATAGCGGTTAACTGTGCTTAATATGTTGTTTGAGCGATTACTGAATTTGAACATCCTGACCATCCTTTTTTTCGCCTAATGAAATAGTTGCCAATAGTGTAATTAATCCTGAAAGCAATCCGCAAATTGCCACAATACCTGCTACATTATACTCTTTATCAAGAAATACAACCCCATATATATAAGCCAATCCCATTAACAATGAAAGGATAATAATTACTGTAGCTGATGATAATACTACTACCCTTTTAGAGGAAGTGTTTCCGTTTCTATCCTTAAGTAAGGTGTTTTCATTATTTTTCATTGGTGCGATTTTTATTGGTTTTAAACTCATCCAGCATTTTATCGTCTTTACGGCGTCGGCGGGTAATAAGAAACTGATCGTAAATTTTCATCATGTAATATGAGATCATAAATGTTGTAAGTATAATTCCGAGTAGTATACTTATTGCAGGCCAGTGTGGGTAGTTTATAATATTAACTAACATAGTTAATGCGTAACCACTGGCAGGGATAGCTTCTTTCATATCTATTCTTTTTGCTTCCAAAGATTGACTTTTTAGTATCGTTTATAAAGGACACGCTTATGTGTATTATTCAAAGTTTTCAATTGCATTTGCTTCGTTTATATGTTGGCGCCCTTCGCGCCATGTGCTTGGTGGCACTATGGCAACAGGCGGTGTTTTTAGGTACTGTACCATTAAGCTCATCACTTGACGGCTTGCAGCCAGCTCAGCTTTTAAATCAGAATTATCTACATTAATATTATTGGTTACCGGCTGGCTGTAGCCAACACCACCCCCGGTGGTATACCCGCGGGTATAGTTTATTGCTTCGTTAAGCCCTGAATAATTTAGTGAACGCAAGCGTTTTGGCTCAACGTAACTCGAAATAAAATTTGATATTACCGGATCCTGCATACCTTCCTGGTTAACTACATACTCGTTGGCATGCACGGTTCCTTTAGGTTCGTATTTTCTTCCGGGGCCGGTATGGCCACCTGACCAAAAATTGGAAGCTGCTGCATAATTAGACCATATAGCGGCTTCGTTAGCAATGGTGCGGATAATTGCCGCAGTAGTAAGCGCCACCCTTAACGATTGAGTTAAATCGGCGGTAACTACAGGATTTGAGTTTATACGGGCAAGTTCAACACCACCTTCCATTAATACCATGCCCGATGATAAAATAGCCTGCCTGAGTGCCCACTTTTTTTCCAACTTACGTTTTTCTTCATCAAGCTCTTTTTGTAGTTGTTTTTGCTTTTCAGCGTTTCCTTCAGCTGCTTCAATTCTGTAATTATAAGCCTGTTCAATAGATTGTATCTCGTTGCTTGATGCCATCTGGAACATTGAACTTATGGCATCTGTGGCATAATGCATGGAGTTTATCCATTCATCTGTTGTACGCCTTTTGCTGTCGAGTATTTCCTGGTCAATTAAGGCAACCCTGTCTTTATACTCGGCTAAGCTTATTATTTCAGCTTCGAGCATTGCATCCAGCATCACCTTTCTGCCTTCAAGCGTTTCCTGGTATTTCTGAATTAAATAGGTTGATTCATCCTGAATGGTTTCTTCATCGGGGAATGGATCCATTTTATTTTTTTCACCCTCAGGGAAGTATTTATCATAAATAGCCTTGCTTGCTTTATAATATTCTTCTTCGCTTAACAGGCGGGCTGCTTTATTTTCGTCAAGGGCTTGCATTTCTATAACAAAAAGTTCCTTTTGTTTTATTAGCCCATATTGCTTGCGTAGCTCAAGCAAGGCTTTTTGCAGGTCTTCTTCTGATTCAATAATATTTTCGGCGAAAGGCCTAATTTTTGACGCCTTTTCTAATTCCTTATTAATAAGAAACAATGAATTTTCAAGAGTATAAAGTTCTCCTGCTTTTTTTGCCATATCGCCAACTAAAATGTCTGCTAAATCAGAATCTCCCAACTCCCTTTTTATTTCAACAACTTCGTCGCTAAGAACATTGAACAATTCTTTAAGTTCTGAAACTGATAATTTAGAAATAGCCGCGTTTAGTTTATTTATTTGCGCTTCAGTTGTGTCCAGAACCTCTTTTTCTATAAATATTCCCGGACTTATTTCTTTCAATTCTTTTTTCAGCAATCCAACTTCACGCAAAAATTTTAATATTTTTTCTTTATTAATAATTCGCTCAGTGTTTTCAAGTTCCTTATTAAAATTGCTTTGTTGTTTTGTTGCATCTTTTGCCTTCGTTCGAAATAAAAAAAACGCACTTGCCGCTGAAGTTAAAACGCTTACCAATAACCCAACTGGGTTTGATTTAACTACAGTATTGAATACCCTGGTTGCTGCTGCTGCTAAATTTGTATATACTGTATATTGTTTTGTGAGATGCCCCGCCAATAAAATTGCCAATCGATAGCTAACGAGCGCAGTAGTACCAACCGCAATGATTTTTAAAAATAAACCTATGCCTTTTACCAGCCTGTCAAAATTTATATATAGAGATATAACTACCCTTTCAAGAAACTCCATAACGCTTGTTTTCATAAATAGCGCAGCAAAATCTTTAGTTAGTTTTTCTAATGTTGCACCAAGCGTTGCATTTTTAATATTAAATTCTTCCTGTAACGACGTTCCTTTTTCAAATTCTTCGTTGGCTGTTCTCTGTGCTTCTCTTATTGTATCAGTATTTTCGATAAGGGCACCTAAAACGGCAGCAGACCTTTGCCCTTCAACTCCCAGCATTTCTAAAGACTTAACCATTCCCGTAACGCCTCCTTCTGTAGATTTTGCACTATCGAGCACAGTTAACAACGCTTCATTAGTGTCGCTGGCAAGCAGGTCGCTTAATTGCTGTGTTGACATACCCGCCATTTTTGCGTATCTAGGAATGTCTTTACCAATAGCTATTATTAATTTTGAAAATACAGTTGACGACACTTCGGCAGTTTGCCCAAGCTGATCCAGGGCAGCAGCAAGTCCTAATGTATCTGCCGCCGATATATTTGCATTTGGGGCAATACCTGCTACCCGCTTGGTGAATTCAACCAAATAACCTTCACTGGCGGTTGATGCCGCACCAAGTGCGTTAATGGCTGAGCCTATTTTCATCATACCTTCTTCAAGTCCATATTCTTCTTTTATTTTAAAAATGGCAACTAATTTTCCGATGTGGTTTATAGCTTCTTCAGTATTTCCTCCTAGATCTTCGCTAAGGGCAACATTTATTTTATCAGCCGCCCGTACAAACCCTTCCACGTCTTTTATTCCAGAAATTCCCAATTTCCCGGCTATGCGCGCAAGGCCTAATAATTCTTTATTCGCGGTGCGGGTATCAAATGTTTTAAGTGTTTTATAAAGTTCTTTTACTTCCTTATCAGTAAGTCCTGTTGTTTTTCTTACATCGGCAAATGAATCGGAAAGCTCTGCATTGCCTTTTATAATACTGCTAAATTTAAACGCTATGCCGGTTAATGTGGCAATAACCGAAGCGCCCAAAAGGGCAAAGCGGTTAAAGCCATCGGCAATTTTACCCATTGATTGGCGCATGCCATTGCCTCCGGATTTAACCTTATGCATTTGTGCTTCTACCTTTTTAAGTTCAATATCGAGGCGTTTCCATTGTGCGGTGCCGTAGGTGGCATTATCCATTTGAGCTTTAAAAAGTTTTTGCTCCTGGCGAAGTTGTTTCATGGTAAGCCCGGTAAGTCCTATCTCGCTACGAAGCTCTTTCATCCGGGCATCGTTTGCATCAATTGCAATACTATTTTCTTTAATTGCTTTTGTAACTGCCTTATATTCTTCGGTTTCTTTTTTGCCGGCAGCTTCTAATTTCTTTTTTTCAAGTCTGAGTTCTTTAGTTTGCTGTACCAATTCGCGGGTTGATTGTTCCAGATCGCCAAGCTCTTTTTTGCTTTTATCGCCGTTAACTATAATGTTAAGTTTAAGATCTTCGTCGCGTAATGTTTTTCCCATGGTTAATTAAATTGAGAAAATTCTTTTTTTAAATTGTTAGCCACTTCATCCGTAAGTCCGTACATTAATTTATAGGCAATGGCATTGTAATGGCCGAACGTGTACTTGTTATATATGGGGTATGCTTTTCGCCTTGTTTTTCGCTTTTGTAATCGGTCAATATTGCTTGATTGCTTTCGGTTTTTTGGTTTAATATCCAGCACACGGCCATAACCGGGTATGGTTAGGGTTAGTTCACCATCAAGATCATTGCCGCCTGAAACATGCTGTTCGCGTGAAGTATCGAGCCGGTTTGAATGAAATGTAAGCAACCTGCGTATTGCTGCCGTTTGGTTTTTATTGAAGCGTTTGGCTTCTTCCTGCAGTACTTGTTTTACAAAGGCTTTTTTTACAAGTGTTTCCATGCTTCGAAAGTAGCATTCAGGCAATGCGGTGTAAAGGACAAAACGGGGGAATAAAAAAACCTTCAAAGGTTTTAAAACCTTTGAAGGTTTGAGTATTTCAGAAAATAAAAAAAACTATGGCTATTTAACGGTATTAAGTATTGCCCAGGCTCTAATGCGTATGGTAGGGCTACCCAGGTAATTGACTGACATTACACGAAAACGGCCACCCTGAAGGGTTCCTTCCCAAACTACGGATGCTTGTGTTCCGGTAATTGAAAGCGTTTTGCCGGTTAGCGCAATCCATTCGGCGGTTGATATGGGCTGCCATTGCAAAATAGCTGCAGCGTTAATGGTGGTGTCTGAGTCAACGCTGTCGGCAATAAACGATAGCTGGTAATTAACCGCTTCTAACATCATTCCGGCATCGTAGGTGAAATACACGATACTGTCGGCGCCGGTGGCAACGGTATCGGGTGTAAAGGTTACAATTTTATGATCGGGCATTACTGCCTGTGCCTTTGTTTGGTTTTGTATAAAACAAACGGATAAGGCTAAAAACAAAAACATTAAAAATTTTCTCATTGGTATACTATTTAAATTATTAATAATTAGGCTAAAAGTATAGATGGCGACAATTGGTAGAAAGGACAAAAAAGTATATAAAAAAACCTTCATGGTATGAGAGAGTTAATTAAATAAAACTTTTCTTTTTCACTTTCGGGTACTGCAACATACCGGTCGGTGTCAACCAATATAAAAAAGCCTTCTTTTAGTTCCCAAAGGGAATGGGCCTCAATGCCTTTAATTACTGATTTGTTACGGTAGTACATTATTTATCCCTTTCGCGTATATCAACATCCTTCATACAACGAAAAACTTCGGTTAGGTCAAAAAGCAGCGAAAGTGCATTTTTGTGTTGTAAAGGTGGATAGTTGTCTTCAATGTTAAGGCTAATATGCTTTAATGCCTGTTCGCAACTTTTTGCCAGGCTTTCCATATCATCGTCATAAACTTCGTTTGCAAAGTCTAAAAATGGTTGTACGTTAATAAATTTGCCTGTGTACGGATTTTTTACCAGAATAGGTTCTTGTGTTTGTTCTGTAGTTTTCATAATTTTATAAAGTTATTAAGTTAACAAAATGCCCCCGGGAGATGTTGACGCATCGTTTGACCGGGGGTTATTATTTTTATTGGTCTAGTATTTTCATTATCTCACCAAGGTTTCCTTTGTTCTCAGCAATCTCTTTAATGCGCGCCGTGTTCTTATTGAATTCATCAAATACACTTAGCTTATGTCCTGTGTCCAATGCGCTTTTCATTTGCATTTCAGATAAATTTGTTTTCTCCATATTATCGCCATATTTTTTAAAAACATCAATGCCAGGGAAAAATTTAAATAACCCTTCACTCATTTTATTATCAAAATCTGCTGTAGTTTCATAAAATATTTTGTCTAACTCGTCAATTTCAGGTAGTGGATGATTATCCCAACATCCTATTATATCTTTAAAACAAGTATCTTCTTTATATTCTGTTTGCACATCAGTCCCTTCCCATTGTTTCAAATGATCTTTATAATAAGTTCCTTCCAGTTCTGATTTACAATAATTCCAGATGCGCAATAAAGTAGATTGTATCTGCTCCATTTTATATAAGCGAACAGTGTGTTCGCCTATAATTCTGTACATTAGGTCTTGGTTTTCTACACTCTTTCTTAGGAAAAGAGGATTTGTTGCCATTGTTAACAACAGCCAATTGTTTTCCTTTATCGTTTGAATAATGCTATCTAAAAATTTTATCATTGTTTCTCGTTATTTGATTGGTTAAATAAATTAGTTTGAATATCCTTTATTCTAGACACTGTTTTTTTTGTTCTGTTATTTTTTTCATTGTTTAATTCTTCTTGTATTTCTATATATTTCGCCAAATCCTCTCCTTTGTTTTCTTTGTTTTCAAGTTCCTTTAGTTGTGCTTGTAATTCAACTGTGTGCTCAAAAGATGCATCCTGCTCTCGAGCAAACCCAAATAATATTTCTTCAATTATTTGTGTAACCCAAAGTAGAAAATAAGGACTTAACCACATTGCAAAAGCAATTGATAAATAGCGATGCATCCATGTACCATTTTCGCGTCCACCGTGAACGACTTTTAGTATATTTTCTGATACTGTTTTTTTTTCATTGACCACTTGGTCAAGTTGCAAATTAGCAACTTGCTGTTCATTTTCGTACATAACTATTTCACAATAATTTTTATTTCCAAATTCTTTTTCCAGAACATCTATAAACTCCTGAATTTGTTTATTTCTGAGAAAAAAAGCAACTTTTTTTTCAAATGCATTTCCCATTTGAGTGGCATTAACCATTACTTCTTTTTTTTGCATAAACGCGCTGAAATCTATTTCAACGTTGTTAAATTTTCTTTGTAAAATCATAATTTTAATTTTTAATATTTCAACAAATATAAATAGTATTTCTATTAATACCAAATAGAACACTAAAAAAGTTTATAAAATACTTGTGATATTCATTGAATTGCTTTAATTTAGCAAAATAAAAATTTATTAATAATGACTAAAGACGCCACAAGCTTAAAACTAGAGCCTGAAATAATGAAGAAGGTGCGGGAATATGCAAAGAAGGAAAACCGTTCAATGAATAATTTTATTGAAACAGTTTTAATAAAATATTTTGAAGAAGCTGAGAAACTTAAAAATGGCAGTTGATTGTTTTCATATTATAGTTTTAATTAATATTTAAAAAAGCCCTGGAGATATCCGGGGCTTTTTTTGCTTTTAATTTTTATTTGGTTCTCTTTCTTTAAAGTTTTTTAGTGTCGCTGGATAATATTGTCCATCAGAACCCTTTATAATTGTTTGTTTTAATAACCAATGATAAACACTGGATTGTCCTATAGTTATAACATAAGCTTGCACGAATTCCCATCCGATATCACCCATAAAATTCATTGCATCAATCATGCTATTAAATTTCTTTGGCTTTCCTGTTTCTTCATCTAATATCAATGAAGAATTCATACCTAAGAATCCTTTTTCTTCTCCCATATCAATAACTACGGTTACTTTATTAAACATGGATGTACCCAATAGTTCACAATAGATAATTTTAAATTCCTCTTGTGCTTTTAAATTAATTGCAAAAACAATAATCATAAAAACAAACAATAATTTTTTCATATCTCATAAATATTTAGTTAAACAATGCATCAAGGTAAAAAATAAATAGAAGAAAGAAAAATAATGATTTCATATTCCGTTGGTCACAAACTCCAAGCTTATGCTCCAACCATTATATCCGCCAAAAACATTATTCTCTGGGTCGGTGTGTATGCTGTTGGTGTCCAGCTCGTACAAAAACGGATAATTTGCATAGTCCGCTTTATCGGTAAGTATTTGTTGTTTTACAAGGCTTAGCGCATTTTGAGTTTCTTCGTAATTATTAAGCTCGGTGGCATCGGTAACACTCGAGGGATCGTGCTTTTTAATTACAAACAAAAAGGTTATGTTGTTTTCTCTAATATTGTCAACCGAACCGGAATCCGGATCGGCAGACGGAATAACGGAAGCCAGGACAATGCCTGTTTTGTCCTTAATTTTTTTTATCAGATGGTCTTCGGTGGCAGCCAGTATATATTCGCCAATAGCCGGAACAGCATCTTTAAGATGGCTGCAATAGTTGTTAAAATCTCTAATTTTAATCATCTTTTATCTTGTTTTTGCGCTTAAATTCTTCGTATTTCAGCTTAGCATCGTAAAGTTTAAGGAATATATCGTACAAATTGGCTTCGTCGGTTTCTTTAATGTTGCCAAAGGTGCCGGCATCGGCCATTGAAAACAACAGGCTGTTAAGGCCCAGGCTCTCTCCTTTTTCTTCGCCTTCTTTAAACAATACTTTAAAACAGACTTGTTGGCCCGACACTTCAATTTCTTTGGTGCGGAAAAACAAATCGCAATTTCTGAAAAACAGGTATATAGCGTATTTCTGATAGTATGGCAGTTCGTTAATTATTCCTGCCCTATCGGCAACCAGGTGATAATTATATTTTTCGCGTTGCTGGCCATCATAATCTACGCTAAGTTTTACATCCTGGTAATGTTCGCGCTCAGGCCGGTATAGTATAGCCACCAGTTTATTGAGTTCGTTTGGTTCATGTTTTACCGAAAAATTGCGGTATGCATCAAAAGCATGTCGGTATTCGGCAAAACTGCAATCGGTTAAACCATGGGCGGGACCGTAAAACATATTTCCGTTTATATGCAGAACAGGCAGAAAATTCTTTACTGAATCGTAATTAAGACGATAAAAGAAGGCGCCTTCTTTCTCATCCAGGATAAAGAAGTAATTGAGTGTTTCGGTAAGTTGCCAGGTGTTCTGGTATTTTTCCTCAAGCTCTTCTTCTGTCATGCGGTCGGATTTACGCAAAGCAAAAGGCGAAAGTTTTATGCCTAAAAAATTATATAGTATTAGCAACTTAAATTCTTCAATGCTCAGTTTGCGATCTTCGAGCTTTATTATTTGCTGCATAACAAAATCGAACTGTTCGGTTGTCATTTCTTCCCAGCACGAAGGGTATTCAATATGAACGTCTTTTTCGGGTATATCAAGCGTATGCATACTTAAGTTTTGAAAAATAAAACTGAATTTTATTTATCACATTTTGCACCCAACGCTCAAGTTTCACATACCAGGGCAATGTTTTCATAATATAAGCAGCTACATCCCGGGGAAAGGGGCGGGTTGTTTCGTAAAAATCCTGTAATGCCTTCACTGAATATTGCTTGTACTTATATTCGTTTTCAAGAATATTAATGGTATAAAGCATCCAGGCTATTTTCGACTGGTTTTCCAAAAAACTTTCAATCCGGTTGTTTAGAGCAACAGGATCGAGTTTTACAATTTTTTTAGGGTTGGCGGCAATGCGGGCTGCATATTCTTTCCACTGATCTGTTAATTGATTTCTAAATACATCAAGAAAAGGGCAATGGGTAAGGTATCCGCAGATCCTGTCCTGGTAACGTTGCTGCGCTTCGGCAAAATTATTAAACAGGTTATCGTACAAGGCTTGCGCCAATGCTGTTTCGCGCCTTTTTCTGCGCTCAGGATGTTTTACAATTTTTCCCATAGTAATAGTTAGTTAATAGTTATACTCTAAAATGTTTATTGGCAGTGTCGTTATGATCAATTATTGAATCGGGAGCATACTCTTCTTCCGCTTCGTCGGCAATAAGTTTTACCAGGTGTTGTTCAAGTGCCGAAAGCATTACTTCGCCCTCTAACTGAAAATCTTTTGCAACATCATTCATCAGCTGAAGCATTGGCACTTGTTTAGCTGGTGTGGTTTGGCTTTCAGACATATAATTCTGAATTACTCCTTCAGGGATAACTTGTAACGAAAGTCTTTTTACAGCTTTTGCCATAGTAAGGTATGCCAGGGCAGGCTGAATAAGTGCAAGTATATCGGGATTATCACCGGTAAGAGATCCGGCTTTAATTTCATCTTTTATAGCATCAAAAAGAATTGGGTTTAGCACTGCTTTTATGGTGTTGTTTTCAACTTCCTGCATAAAGGGAAGTATCTTGAGAAAGAAGCGGCGCGATTTGTCAATGGGAAAATTGGCATCAAACACTTTGGCAGTATTAATAAACAGGCTGCGTGCCAATACCTGTGACGCGCTGTTTTTCCATTCTGAAATACTGGCCTCATTTTTTTCAAGAAAAGCAATAAGCCGGTCGGTTGTTTTGTGTGCTTTTCTTAAAACAGAAGCATCATCACGTTCAAGTAACCAGTCCCAAGGTATTTTTTCTGTTAGACTATCTATTTTTATTTTCCTACCGGTATCTTCGTGCGACACATCCCGGTTTGCACTAAATTCTATGTAAGCAAATAAGGCTACCGGCAATTGAATATGATGCACCAGGTTGTCGTTAAGCAGTTCAGCAGCCGATGGCGTTGTTTTTTCGTAGCTTGCACTTATATAATGCGCATTAGCCCTGTCGTATACTGCCTGGCCTATAAGTTCAATGATTTCTTCTTCGGCAATTTCAATGTCGGTTTTTATGTTGTCAAATTCATTGGAAGCATACAAAAAGCCTATCCTGGCTTTTAATTCTGCTGTACCTAAGCTGTTTTTATTAAAAAGCATGGTTTTAAGTATTATTGGTTACACGTGCCTCAGGCGAAACATCTTCTTCCTTTTTCACAATTTTATGATAAAAGCCAAGTTTGAGGTTCTTGTTTGGAAAGTTTGCCTTTATGGCCAGGTTAATAGCTTTGGTAACATGCCGCTCCGGTATTTCTATGTCGGTGGCATCGTAAAGTTTTAGCGCGTAAAGCTGTTCAGATCCTGAAGAAAGATTTCCGTCCATGCTCAGGTTTGAGAGCGAAGGAGAAAGTCCCAATCCGGATGCTACTTCAAAATCGGCACGTTTGGCAATGTTCAGCTGAGCGTCAATAAAATCCTTCACCTTCATATCAACGGCTTCAATTTCCCAGCCTTCCATTTTTCCGTACTGGTTTATTACAAATTCAGATTCGAAGAATTTGCCAACATTGTCAACTCCGGAAAGCATATCGCCAAGCTGCGAAAACATTTCATCTTTCAGGTCTTCCAGCAACTTTTCTTCATATGCCAATCCTTTTTTTGTGCACTGGTCTTTAAGATGCTCGCGCTTAACATCCCAATATTCTCTTGGCGATTTTATGTGCCATTTAATCTGTAATGAATTATTGGTAAGCGATTCCAATACTTTTGGTATATCAGAGCTTCGTTTTATCCAGTTTAATGCACCATAATAAGCCGGAACAAAGGCAAAACCCCGGGCATAAGAGTAATCATGTACAAAAATAATGGCACGTTGAGCCAAGAAGGGTTGTTTTTTGTCGAAAACAGGGAATTTTTTCAGGCCATAGCGGTTTGGGTTTTCAAAGTCGCCAACTAAAATGTTTTTAACATTAACGCCGTCTTTTGGCCATTCCATGCGTGCTTTTTCAATTCCAACATGTTCCAGGCTATTAATGCGCCCTTCGCCACCAATGCGGGGGGCGCGGTTTCGTATTGTTTTGGTTACGTATCCGTTAGAACTTATATAATCAACAAAAACCCTGTCCAGGTAGTCTTCAAAATCCCAATTATCAAGCCAGTCGAGTATTTCTCTATCTTCAGCCCATTTACGCTCGGGCGCGCCTGATGAATAGTCAAGGTAATATAAAGCAGGGCCTTGGCCCCAGAGCAATTTTCTTTTGCGCGACAATACACCCGGAGCAATGTGGTTGTCTTCGAGTATATCACGAAGGTCCAACGGCATGCGATTGTTATCTCCCAGGGGAACAATTTCCACGTCCCCAATGCGGATGGGATCATCGCCCCATGCCCTTAGCGGAAAGGTATTTGAAACGGTAGATGCTCTTTGAATAGCACCTGAAACTTCGAAGGTATGTACATGGGTGCGGGTTTCAACAGCTGCAAAATTTCCGCGTCGGTGAACAATAGCCATAATGAATTAGTTTAATTGGATCCTTGTTCCGTTAAAATACATGAGGGCAGGCTGGTAACATTGCCGGGGGTTGTTTGTATCAAGCTTAAGGTAGTTGAGCATGATATCAGCATTGGCGTTATCTTCCTCGTAGGTAGCAGCCCTAAGCTTTGCCCTTAAAACATGCACCACGCCCTGGCTTGTTTGCCTGTCGCGATAATAACTCATAAAAGAAAATGAGAATGACTTATCCAGTTTGGTAAGCCTTCTCATTTCTGCTATGGCCGAATAAAGATCAATTGTTTTTTCCATGCTACGAATGTAGCCGGAAGGGATATTTTAAGAAAGGACAAAAAAAAGCCTACCCGATAGTAGGCTTATAAGATAAAAGTATAAAGGAAAAAGATAAAAGTTATTATATCATAATTCTATGTTTATAACAAAGATGACAATATCCCCAATCTCTTTCATTACCCATCAGTTGTGTTCCACAGTTATAGCAAAGCTTATGCATATTTTCTATTTCTTCTTCAATGGTAATTATCTTTTTATTTCGTTCAAAAATTTCGTTATAATGTGGCAAACATTCTTTGCGTTCAACGTGTTTCATTATATAAATTTTAAATTAATTACATCCGAATACAAATTTAGCATCTTTTTAATTTTCTTAAAATCTGCCATTTATAAAAAGCAATCACACTTCTATAAAACCCTTCAATTTTCCACTTCCAATGATTTCTTCTTATTAATTCGTTTATTGTCAATTCAATTACACTTTCTCCTGATGGGAAAAAGTTAACATAATCAACAAGTAATTGATTAAATTCCCGATGTGTCAATTTTTCATTTGTATGTTTCGGCAGATAGTCATACCCCAACATAGGAAGTTCTTTTTGCATTTCCATTTTTAAATCTTTTGATAAAATTAATTATTATAATGGAGTTAAGCAAGGGCAATTAATGTTTCAAAATCAGACAAATACCGTGTTTCCGGTTTTATGAAATAAAAAAGTTCGCTAATTTCAGCGAACCAGGACTTTTAAGTACTGCCGGAAACACTCCGCTTTGAGCGCGCAAAATCCCACACGGGAGATCCTGCGGAGTTGTTAAGTACAACATCCAAACTTCATTTTTTTCAGATTAAAGGCACATTCTCAAAAAAAGTGATAAAAAAAACTAAGCCCAGCGCTATATTTTTATTAATCAAAGGGCAATGGCTCTTTTTCTTTTACCTGTTTAACTGGCTTTTCAGCTTTTTCAGTGCCTGGCTTAATTACCTGGGTGTTGGCAAAAAGATAACAAAGAGGCCAGTATTTAAATTCTTCGGGTTCCTGGCTTCCTTCGGGTGTTTGCGTTGCGGTTCTTGGTTGCCCCCATACTAAAAAGGCTTTTGCTCCCTTTTTAACAATATGCCCGCTTCCCTTCCATTGGTTGAAGGTGTTAAACTCTTTTATGTTTTTATTTTGTTGCCTGTATAGGTCTGTTAGTGCCTCGTTTACTGTTTCATATTCGCCCGATTCCATTAACTGGCGTGCTTCCTTACTAAGTTCTATTAACTGCTTGCGTTTTTCAATATACGCTTGCTTTCTGTCTGATAATTTTGTATTTTTCGTTTCCATTTTTAAAAATCTTTTAAGGTTTTTAGAAAATAACCCCCATCAGATTGCAGTCTAATGGGGGTTAACTTTTTATTTATGCCTGAATTTCGCTTTCAAGTTTTACAATTTTTTGAGCAATAGCCTTCAAAATATAAGTAAGGCAATTTTCAATAATTATAGGGTTGGTAACTTCAAATAGATTTTCTCCCCTGTTGTACTGGGTGCTGTTTACGAGTGTTAATTTGTATTCTTTTTTGGTGAAGTCCTCATTTTCGGCAATGGGCTTAACGGCTTCAAGTGCTTCTTTTAGCTGCTCATTTTTTACTTTGAATAAATTGAGGTGTTCAATTTTGCGCTTTTTCTCCTCGAAAAATTTTATTCTTTCTTCGAGGTTTTCGGGTTGGTTGCTTTTGGCTTCCAGTTCCTTAACCTTGCGCAAAAGTTCGGCGTTTTGCTTTTGCAATAATTCGAGGTTAATAACTGGTTTTTGATCTTCTGCTTTTGGAGTTTTAGCAGTTTCAATTTTTTGGGCATTCTTCGCCCCTGTGGAATTTGAATTTTTCGTTTCCATTTTTAAAATATTAAGGTTAAACAATATGAGGTTGCAGCCTCAAAACATTAATTAAATATACAAAAAAAAACAATACAAACAAACTGCATTTTATTGATATTCTGCATGTTAACATAATTTATGCCGTTTAAGATATTACCATAAGGCAGCATTGATATAAAAAAAATTTTATGAAAAATTTGTCAAAATGGGCAATGTTATGTTAATATCGGGCAGATAAAAGGCTAAAAATTAAGTCAAAAAATATTTAATATGTTATATAACAGCTTTTTACCCCTGTTTGTTTTACTTTTTAAAAGTAAAAACAAAAAGTTAAT